CTTTACCGCCAGGCGTCGTACGTCGGCGACTTCGAGCCGAAGCTTGTGATGAACGAGCTGGACCCCGAGCGCCGATACGCCATGGGGAGCATCGAGCTGACCAGCAGGACCAGCACGAACCCGAGGGATGACACGACGAAGGCTGGTGTCCAGGGTGTCAAGCGTGTGCTGATCCCCGTGATCGTGAAGGACGGCAAGATGTTCCCGCTGGATGTCTTTGTCTCCGACGGCAAGTCCCAGCCGTTGACGCAGGCGCGGCTGATGAAGGCGATGTTCCGTCCACAGATCTTCGAGACCATCAGCAAGCGGCCGGGCGACCAGGACATGATGAACGTGCTGTATCCGCCCTACCGCTCCGGCGGCTTTGGTTTGGGCGGCAACAGCCGTGTGGGTCAGCAGGAAACGGCCAAGATGTCGAGTGCTCACACCCTGATGCACGAGATTTTGCCCACGATCAAGACCGCGGACATCCAGCGGGTGGAGAACGCGCTCAACGACGATCCCACGCTTCGCGGAGTCATCATGGGGAACCCCGCGACCCTGCCGTTCATGCAGTACCTGACAGAGCCGGTGGAGAAGGCCGGTTCGGCCGACATGTGGAAGATGGCGTTCCAGGCGATTCCGCCGAAGGTCGTGCAGGTCCAGAAGTGCGAGGGCGGTTTCCTGGTCAAGACCGCGAACCCCAAAGCGCTGGCACCCGAGGAGAACAAGATCGACCGTCCGACGGCCTCCGAGGTTGTGGGCGAAGACATCGTTCGCCAGGTTGAGCGGGATGGGACGGTCACGGTCAACACCGAGCCGACCGTTCGGGATTCCTTGGCCGACGCAAAGATCGGCGTGGCCAGGGAGTTCGGGGAGTACAAGGTCAAGACCAAGGATGGGACCGAGGCTCTCGGCTGGGTGTTCCCGAGCTGCACGGACCTGGATGGTACGAACCTTCCGATCTCGCTGTTCAGCAACGGCAGCGAGAGCGCGATGCAGGAGAACATCGCCGGCTCGTTCGTCGGAAAGGGCACCAACCTGATCGACGAGAAGCCCTCGGGCCACGGTTTCTTCTACTTCTCCCGTCAGGGAGGGGCCGTCGCGTTGGTCCCCATGGAGGTCCGGGGCGAAGCACAGGACACCGAGGGTGAGAAGACCTACGTCGTCCACACGACCATGGGTCAGGAGGCCAAGATTCGAATGGTGCCTGGCATCCTCAAGATCGTGGGCATGGGGAACAACACCTACGGCATCCCCAGCGACTGTGGGTGGATGCCGATGAAGAACATGACTCAGCTGGCAGAGGACGCCAACGACTACGTCAAGACCGCCGAGGCCCTGAAGGTGCCGATGCAGGTCGAGCTGATGTACGACGGCAGCTCCTACAGCATGAGGGGCCTGGGCATGAAGAAGATGGCGTCGGTGCTTCCCACCGGCTTCATCAACGCCGACCAGGCCGTGTACAACCTGGCGATCTTGGGCATGGAACCATCGGCTGCCCAGGAGAAGTTGGCGGAGGCCAGGAAACTCAGCCGATGGGTAGAGATTGACGGAGTGAGGCCGGTCACTCTAGCCGTCGAGCGTGCGCAGATGGCGAAGACCGCGGCCGACAAGTTCGTCCAGGCTATCCCCGAGGTCAAACGGCTGATGCTGAAAGAGGCAGCCACCTTGGACGATCCGATGTCGGTGGACAAGGTGCTGTCGATCGGGTTCCTGAACCCGGAGAACATCGGCACCTTCATCTCGTACCTGCCGGAGTTCGAGGACACGCTGAAGAAGCTGTCCGAGCTGCTGGTGGCGTCCCGCCTGGGGCTCTCCACAGTGGACACCGGCGCGCTCGAGCGCGTGGTCAAGCACCTCGACAAAGTGATCGTCGGACTCCGGGAGCTGTCTCAGCATCCCCAAGCATGATCACGGTAGCGAGAAGCCCGTCCGAATACTACATTCGATTCTTGATCTCGCAGACTGACGCGGACGATTTCGACCCTGACGAGATCAATCAGCACCTGGAAGGGCTGTGCCTGGACGGCCTGGGCTACGACTACATCCGACGGCTGGAGGAGGAGATGCGGGAGCGTCCGGACCCGTATGCTCCTGACAATCCTCACGACGCCGCGACTCGCAAGTACTTGCGCCAGCACAAGATCTTCGACATGTGGCATCCGACACCAGAGGTGAGGGAGGCCAAGTTGATCTTGATGGACATGTTCTTGCGCGAAAAGCTCGAGCCCATGTTGCTGTCGTCGGTCAAGCCCGGCACGCTTGCCCGGAAGTTGCGGAGATACACTTCGATTGCGTTGACGGCCAAGGGCGTGCTCACGTACGGCCACTACTTTTGGAATCGCGCGTTGCTGAGTCAGCAGCAGTGGATGGAGTATCTGGAAGGCCGACCCTACGCCAATCCCTACCGTCAAAGCCTGACGCTCTCTCCGGACGTGGCGCCCAAGCACTTGCCTTGGATCATGGGAATCTCCGGCCCGTCCACCAGCTTCAATTCGGCCGATGCCGCGGCTCGCATTGGTCAGATCGCATTCAAGCACGCGCTCGAGCTCGAGCACCGGCCGGCCAGCATGGAGACCACGTCGGCCTTGAGTAACTGCATGCGGACGATCGAGAAGGCGGACGTCATCATGCGCCGTTCGGACGTGGCGTTGCACGAGGTGTTGGCGCAGTTCCAGCGATTCAAGATGAAGGTAGACCCCGCACGGGTGATAGATGTACAAGAACTGACGGACGGCAATTTCAGCAAGAGCGGTGAAGGCACCGACATCATCGACGAAGACGATTTCTAGGAGGGCCGGATGAAAGACCTACCCAAGCCTGCGTTCACCACAGAGGAAGAAGTTCTGGAGGCCGGAGAGACGTTGATGAAGGCTGGCGACACCACGGCTGAGAACGTGGAGGCCGCAGTCATTCTGGGGACGCCCGTCGCGGACAACGAACTTGTTCACGTCCGGTACGTCAAGAAAGACGGAGACCTGCTCTACCACGTCTTTCGCGGACCGGATGTGCCAGACAGGTTCTGGGGTACCGGTCAGTTCGGCCTGGTTCTGCTGTCCATCACCGAGACCCTTTGGGCGATGGATACACCGAAGATCGAGTTCGATCCTGAATCCGTTCGGGTGGAAGCCGTCGAGGACGATCCCAGACAGCCCTCGAAGTATCCGGACTGCTACTACAGCGCCTACTCCGTCTTGATCAGGAGCGTGGACGCCAAGCCCGTGCCGCCGGACGAGAAGAGGATCAAGCGGTTGGCCGAGGTGTTGGTGCCGGAGCTAAAGAAAGCGATCGCGGAGTGGTCGAACGGGAGCTAATTGAGAACCGTGGCCGTCGGCCACGGATCTCGGAAACGGAACGACGTGCCCCCCGAGGGGGGCGGGTTCGCATCCGCCCGCTTGTAGCACGTCGTCCCTCGAAAGCCCTTCAGGCACTCGATTGGTTCGGAGGAACTCGGCACCACCGCCAGGCTGGCGCTAGGGCTGGATTGAACAGCGGCCCATGGCGCTGTTGGATCTACGGACTTTCGACTCAGATGGAGACCATCGAGAACGGCACTAACAGGTGGTCAGCTAGAGACGAAGTCCGACGCCAACGTCTTGACGCCCCACGTCGTAGGTTCCGACGACGCAGTCGGAAAGCTAGCACTTTCCGTTATCAAAGTCCTTATACCGAAAGACCGCGGAAGTTTGGATGGCGGTAATCAACCTTTCCAAGGTTCGTTCCGCCATGGCGGAGCGTCGGATCAAGGTCTCGTACGCGACTCAGGTCGTTAACGGCGAGATCTATCGAGAGCCGATCTACGATCTGGACGATCTGGGTGAGCCCCAAGACTACGGGTTTGACGACGAGCCCAGAGACCCGACACTCGAAGAGTTCGAGCTGGGTAGCAACTACTGCTACAACGTCAGTCCCTCGGAGTTCGCAGAGACCGCGATCAAGATCGCGGACAAGGGCGACACCCACAACTTCTCGTTCGCCGAACGCCCGTACCTCGTTCGCATCTACGACACGGGTGCCAAACAGACGCTGCTGAAATGCGGTAGGCAGGTAGAGAAGTCGACCACCTTGGGCAACAAGATGATCGGCTACTCGTGCTTGAACAACCACTTTCGCAGTCTGTTTGTGGCTCCCTCGGCCGAACAGGCGAAGGTCTTCTCGAACGACCGGGTCTCTGACGTCATCAACATGAGCCCGTTGGTCAGAGCCTACACCAACACGGCCTTGACCAACGCGGTGTTCCACAAGAAGTTCATCAACTACTCCCAGCTCCGACTTCGTTACGCCTACCTCACGGCCGACCGCGTTCGTGGTATCCCCGCCGACCTGATCACGGTTGATGAGATCCAGGACATTCTGGTCGACAACCTGCCGGTCATCGAAGAGTGTGCGTCCCACTCTGACTGGAAGCTCTTCATCTACTCCGGCACGCCCAAGAGTTTGGACAACACGCTCGAGCACTACTGGGCGAACTACTCGACACAGAACGAATGGGTTGTTCCCTGTCAACATCACGGGACGCCCAAGAACCCGAGCAGTTGGCACTGGAACATCTTGGATGAGGACAACATCGGGAAGACCGGTCTCGTCTGCGATGCCTGTGGCCGACCGATAGACCCCTACCATCCGCAGGCCCAGTGGGCTTCACTCCAACCGCAGACCGATAAGAATGTTGAGAAAGTAGTTTTCGAAGGCTTCCGCATTCCCCAGTTGATGGTGCCTTGGATCTTGAATACCGAGGATGGCTGGGCCGAGATCTTGCAGAAGCAGGAACGGTATGGGCGTCAGAAGTTCTACAACGAGGTTCTTGGCATCTCCTACGATAGTGGGACCCGGCCGATCACTCGAGGCCAGCTCAAAGCGTGCTGCAAAGAGAACATTCGACTGGGAGACTTCGAGAGCTACAAACGGTTTGCCGAAACCACTGACGTGTTCGCCGGCATCGATTGGGGGACGGGTGAGGGTAGCTACACCGTGATCTCCTTGGGCGGATATCTCGGCAGCAACAGCTTCACGATCTTTTGGACCCACCGTTTCACCG